GCGGCGCGGGTCGCCATGCCGGTTGCGGTGGATGCGCCTTGCACTCCAGCGCCGCGGCCGTTCAGCAGGGTCTCGATGCCCGCCAGCCGATCGTTGAGCTTCGCGTGCTCTCCTGCCATGGCGTGGAAGCTCTCGCCGAGAGCGATCTGCGCCTTGGCCAAGGCCTCGGTGCCGGTCGCGCCCCAGAGCGCGGTGTTGCCGAGCTGGTCGAGTTGGGCCTCGATGCCCTTGACGAGGGCCTGCACGAAGTCTCCTGCGTCCATCTGCATGGCGGCCTGCACCTCTGGTTGAGCGCTAATGGCGTCGGCCGCGGGGGGCGGGTCCGGCGCATCCTCGGACTTCGCGAACGGCTCTGCGGTTGCGAGCGCGGCGTCCAGATATCCAACGTCGAAGAGATCGCCGACGGCCGCGCCCTCGGCCTTTTCGATCGGATCGTCTGGGCTTGCGCCGTTGCCGTCACCCAAGTCGTCGAGGGTCTGGGCGGCGTCGTCGTCTCCGTCGTCGCGCATCTTGCGAAGCACCGCGAGGGCATCGGCATCGCCGCCCTTCGCCATCTTCGCCAGGTACGGGAGCACTTGCTGACTCATGGGGTACCTCGCTGTGCCGCCCTGAGAACGGCGCGAACTTGCGCATCCGTTGCCCCTGGTCGGCGAAGCCGCACGTATGCGGCGGCCAATGCCTTAGTGAGCTTCGGTCGGGCGGCGTCGAGGGCGGCGCTACTCGACCATGAGCGATTGAACTCGTCCCAATCGAACCCGACGCCGCCGAAAATCTGGATGCTGTCTGGGTTTTGGCGTCTGCGCCGGGCTCCGTCGAGGCTCTGTGGAACGAGGGCGCCCATCTGCCCAGGTTGACCGCTAGCACCTGGGAACTGCGCGCCGACCGTAACGGCCTTGCGCATGTGCTCCGTGAGATTGGCGGCCTTGGCCAAGTCGAGGCGCGTGTGCGGGTTGACGGGGCAGCGGGTGATCGCAATTTGACGCACGACTGAGCGGTTGATCACGCTCCTGTCGAGCGGGTCACGCTCAAGGATTGCGCCCTCTACGCTGAATCCGAGGCTGCGTCCGGTGCCCTGGAGGGCCTTTGCTGTGCTCCAGACGCGTTGTGCGTCGGGAGTGTCGAGCAGGTAGCCCTCAACGCCCGTGGCGGGCGTCGTCTTGCCCGTGGCGTCCCTAACATCCGTGCGCCAAACCCGCGTTGGAACGCCGAGCTCGTAGCCCGTGCGCCGTTCGTGGTTGTCGTTGAACCACCCGCGGCCTTCGCGGATAGCGGTCAGGTCCATGCCGTCTTGGTCCACCCGCTCGCCCTGGAGGTCGCGGTGAGCCGTTGAGATGATGCCCCTGATTCGGCGACGCTGGCCCTTTGGCGCGTCCGCCTTGTAGAACACGTCGAAGGGCATCCAGTCGTGGATGATCTCGTGTGCTTCGTTGGCGGGGGCTGCGTGGGGCACGGGCCGGCTGCTCCTTGGGCAAGCGGCACGCAGGGGTGAATCCCTGGCGCCTCTTGTCCCTCGCGGGGCAGGCCTCGTGCCGGTCGCTATCGCGTCTGTGTTGAAGGGTAGGGCGGCCCCGCGCGGCGTGTCAAGCTACGGCTAGGGCATCTCGGCCAGCGCAGCGCGGCACATGTCCGGGGTCAGCAGCTCGCGGGTCATCATCTCGTGCCAGGTCACGCGATAGCAGACGAGGGCCGTGTCCGCCCCGCCCGCGGTGATTTTCCCCGCGTTAACCCGCGCGCAGACCTCGTTCAACTCCTCGCACGGGTCCTGCCAGGGCTTCGTGTGCCACGCCAGCGCCCCGAGGCCGAGAACGAGGAGAACCGCGAATTCGATCAGGTACATCTTCTTGAGGCTCATGGTTCTGCCTTCCCTGGGAGCGTAAGAACAATCCGCCCTCGCGGAAGCCCCTGGCCCCTCGGCGGCCGGGGGCGATGCACCGGGGGCAGGACCAGCGGGAGCCGCACCGTGCGCTTACACTTCGGGCAAGGGGTCTCCGCTGTGCCGTCGGGGCGGAACGCGACAAGGCGCACCCGGAGACGTACCTTGCCGTCGCTCTCCGTCGAAAGGCGGGCTCCGCAGTGCGGGCACACGATTGGCGCGGAGGGACGCTCGGTCACTCAGCCTCGGCCACGCGCTCGGGGCGGGTCGCGGGCACTGCGGGCTTCGCGGCCCTCTTCTCAGCCTTGAGCCGCTTGCCCAACGCCACCGATTCGCGAGCAATGCCGGTGTCGAGGTGCCCCATCGCCTCCTTCCATGCCGCCCTGTGCGCATCTGTGGCGTCCCCGGGGCTCGCCGGAACCGCGCCCGCTCGCTGAACCATCGCCGCCGCGTGAACGGCCTGGTCCACGGTTGGCGCGGCAAGGGGCACCGCGTCGAACTGCTCGGACCGAGGGCGCCCCGGGAGCGTCAGCCCGGTCTTGGCGTGGATAACCGCGTACTCGCGACCACGCTTAGCGACAATAAGCGAACCGTCGCCAACGATGGTGCCCTTGACGTCGCCAGCATCCGTCTTGACCGTGCCCCTGCGGGTCTTGGTGGCCATGCTCAGGGCGGCATGCTCGCGAACCGTCTCGACGTGAGCCGCAGCGCGCTTCGCCTCGACATCCCTCTTCTCTGCGACACGCTTTTCGATCTCCCTCAGCGCAACCTCGGGCGAGTCGTAGTGCTTCGTCGATGCAGCGGCTCGGGCACGCTCCTGCTCGCGCATCCTGTCGGAGTTGTTCGCGTCGGTATTGGCAGGCGCCCACACGACGGCCATCTTGCCGTTTGGCAGTTCGTGGGCAATGGCGCGGAGTCCCTTCGCGGCCTCCCGCGCCTTGTCTATGGTGGCCTCCCGCGCTTCCGATGCGGCGTCGGCCGTGCCGACCCTGCCGTATCGTGAAACAATCCGCATCGCACGCTTCGGGTCAGACCCAGGGATGAGCTTCTGCGCCATCGCATCCACATGGGGAGGCGAGACTTCCCCCGCCGCTGCGGCTCGGGCTTCCTCCTGCGTAACACCTCCGAACGCTGGAGTCTCAGGCGGGGCCACTTCCGCTCGCGCCTTGGCCGCTCGCGCGCGCTTCTTTTCCTCGGCCGCAGCTTGCCCCGTCAGGTGCTTGGTGTGCTCGTACCGCCCCGCGTGATCCTCGATGCGCCGCACCTGCGTTGCCGTCCCGTGCTTCTTCGCCGCCGCCAAGTCTCGGGCCGTGCGCTCGGTATGCGCGGTGAGAAGGTCCGCGTGCTCGGCATGGAGCATGCCCGTTAGCGCCTTCGACTCGACCCACTCTGTATGCCCCGTCTCGTCGTGACGAATCTGCACCTTCGAGCCGTCGCGGTGCATCACCTCGAAGTGGCCCGCCTGCTCGTTGTGCGTGAGCTTGAACTTCGCCCCTTCCGCGAACTCGTCGCTGTGCCCGAGGCCACGACCGCCAGTCACCGCGTAGAAGTAGCGCCAGCCGCCCTTCCCCGTGGGCACCTTGCGGACGTACTTGTGCCCGGCGCCCTTGGCCAACTCGGACGCGAGCCCGGCCGCCAACAGGGCGCCGAGAAGCCGCGGCAGGGGCACGATCTCGATGCGAGCAACCCCGGGCCAGGCTTTCGCCAGCGCCTCGTCTGCTGGCAAGGAAAGGCGAAGAGCGCTTGGGAACCATCGCCGGTGGGCGAAGCGGAAGATGCTCATCCGTTAACCTTGTCTCGACGCATATAGGCCGCCGAGCTGGCGTTGTTGGCGCTACCATCGAAGTGCCGCCCCCACTTGAACGGCGAGGACTTCGCCATCGACGGGGGAACAACCTGGCCGTTTGGCCTGACTACCCAATCCTTGGGCACCCACTTGAGCGCGCACCTGCACCAAGGGTGCAGCGGGGGCACGCACGGCTGACGGTCTGCCGCCTTCACTCGGAAGTTCACCGAAGACGGGGGCAGCCAGCGCGCCAGGAAGGTCTTGGGCGTCCCGCCCCTGGTGTAGACGCGCATGCACTCGCGGCAGGCGCCTGGGGCCGGAACCACGGTCACCATTGCGCCGCCACCGTGGCGATCAAGCAGGCGGTCACGCTGCCCCTGCGAGATGCCCGCGTGAACCTCGGTGGCCACGATGCGGTCGATGTCCCGGCTGTAGTCCTCGTTCAGCGCCCGCACGACCCGGTTCTTTATGTCCTGGCCGCGCTCGCCCTCTTCGATGCCAGTCGCCACGGCCTCAGCAACAGCATGGCGAAGCTCTTGGGCTCGCTCGCCCTCAGAGTCGATGGCGATCGTGGTCATGTCGGCCGCGACGCGGTTGCCGAGGCCCACAATCTGCTGCCCGCCGCGCTGTCGAGCGGCTTGCGCTGCCCACTGGCTCGGCGTGGACGGTTTCAGCGGCTCGGGTGGCGGGGGCTCGGCCGCCGCGGGAGGAGGCTCACCAGGTGGAGCAGGTGGAACCTCGGCGGGTGGCGGGGGCGGCATCTCGGAAGGCGCAGGAGTCGGCTCGATGCGTGGAAGCACAGGGGAAGGAGCCTCGCCCGTGGGGGGCGCCGCAGAGGGGGGATGCGGCACGACCCCTAGCCCTGGGCGAGGCTCAATCTTTGGCTCGGGGCGCGGCTCGGCCCCGGGACGCGGCTCTGGCGCAGGAGCACGCACCTCGCGCGCCAGCCGCTCGGACACGTCGCGAGCCTCGGACGCCGTTAGGATGGCGGCTTCCTTCTCGTTGTCTGCCAACAGGGCGCCAAGCTCGGGTGCAATGCCCAACAGGCCCAACATGCGGGCCTCCAAGACATCCAACTCGGTCAGCACGCCCTCGGCGCGCAGACGCTCCAAGACCTCGCGAGACAGCACGGAGGGCCCGTAAAGCTCCAGAGCCAGGGCCATGTGCTCGTCATGCACAACCTTGCGCATGGCCGCGAGCCGGGCCGCGTCAAGCCACCGCCGGGCCTTCCGAAGCTCGCCAGGCTCAAGCCCCTTCTCCATCGGGGCCACGAGATCACCCAGCCGGTCGCCGATGCGCTTGTACCGCTTCGTGATTATCAGTCGGGCCGCATCTTCAAGATGCTTTGCCACGGGCCACGGGTGGGGCTCCCCGTGCGTCTCCCCGATGCCCGCGAGCGCTGCCTTCGCAGCCTTGACCAGCGGCTCTGGAGTCGTGGGGTCCGCCCGCAGCAGCGCCTCCACCACATCTGGGAGCCGCTCCATCATCTCGCCCTCGGCCGCATCTACGTCGAGGCGCATGGTCTACTCGAGGCCGGCGGAGATGATCGCCACCTCGGCCGCCTCTACCCCGGTGTTCTCGATCCAAAGCCCGACGAAAGCGCCGGTCTTGATCAGCACGCCAGGGATGTCGTCGGTCAGGGGCGCCACGTCAATCTGCTCGCCGTCCACGGCTCCGAGACGCACCTTGATGGCGCGATCGGTCTCCACGTAGACGAACTTGGGCAGCGTGCCAGAACCGAGGTTGACCGCGACGGATTCGCCCCCTGCCACCTCGTAGATCAGGTGACCGCTGGAGCGCGTCAGAACGGACACGGCCTGGACGAGTTGTCGCGTGGCGATGATGCCGCGCTGCGAATCGGCGGTCGCAGCCGTCCCGTACTGCTGCGCCGCAGCAGTAACCGTGAAGTCCAGGCTTAGCGTAAGGGCCATGTGCACCTCCCGGGCCGCCCGACCGCGTGCGCGGCCCCCTGCTGCGTTTTGCCTGCCGCCTGCTAGAAGAACAGGCGCGCCTCCATGTTCAGGTTGAGGGCTCCGGCCTGCGCCAGCGTGATGTGGTAGGTCAGGATGTCACCACTGTTGAACCGGATGCCGGTTCCGTCCCACGCGGCGTGGGTGGTGTCGAGCACGCCTAGAATCGCCTCGGCGTTCGCGCCGGTGAACGTGACAACCGCGGCCAACACGGTTGCCCCGTTCAGCAGCACATCGACGGTGGACGCGCCGCCGCCGCCGGTGTCCAGGTAACCGGTCGCGCCGACGATACGTCCAGATGTCGGCATTACGCGACGGACAAAGATCGCTCCGGTGACTGGAATCGCCGCCTCGCCGCTCTCGTTGCGGTATCGGAGATCGGTCAAGACCCCCTGGGCCTGGGCATCGGAAGGGGTAGCGGCTGGAAGTGCAAAGCTCATGTATCTTCTCCGTCTCCGAGCGTCACGCTAGCCTGAACCCTACCACGGGCCGTGCCAGCATGCGCGGAGGTCTGTGACTTCGCCATCTTAGCGCCGTCTTCTTCTTTGTCGCCTCCCTCGCTGTTCGGCAAGCCGAACAGCGAGGCTGCGGTCTTCTTCGCGTCCTCGGGCGAGGGTTGCTCTTCCGTCTCTCCGGGGGCGCCCTCGGCCTCCTCTGGGGCGTTCGCAGCGGTCTGCATCTGCTGCCATACCGTGTTGAGGATCACGGCGCCCGGCGCCTCCTTCGGATCGCGGCTCGTCAGCGGCTCGTCGCCCTGCATGGCACGCACCTCGTCAACGGTGTGCGTGTGCTGGGCAAGATCCATCAAGCGCGTGTGCTCGGCTTCCTCGCTCCGAACGTCGATGCCGGTGGGCACCACCTCAAGGTCCGGGTTGATCGCCCACACGATCCAGATGTTGAGCCAGGTAAACAGGGCGCGGACGCGAGGGCGCAACCAGCGGTTCCGGCTGCCCTCAATCTTCTCGGCGGAGCTGGCCTGCCCTCCGATGCTATTCGCCTGCCCGGTGTTGCCGTAGGTGAAGTTGATCTCGGCGGGGTCCATCCCGCAGATGGCACAGAGCACCTTTGTGAGGAAGTCCATCCACTGGTTGAACTCCATGTCCCTGTTCGTCTGCCCGAGGCTTAGCCAGTTGGCCTTGCCGCCCCAGGCAATCGGGACCTTGTGCGCGTTGCCGACGCCCATTACCAGGGCGTGGAAGTAGCGCTCGAACCTGCGCTGCTGGGGCAGGGGCGGCTCTTCGTTGAAGTGCAGGATGCCCTTCACGTTGGCGCCCTGCTTGAAATATGCCTTGTTGTAGCCGTACCCGTAGAGCCACCCGCTCAGCACGTCAACGAGCTGCTCGAGCACGGAGTAGCCGTAGCCCGCGTTCTCGACGTCGGTTAACGGGTTCAGGACCCCCCACATCATCTGCTCGCCGGTGAACTCCCCCACCACGCTGTTGTGCTTGTCCACCTGGACGGATCGGACGGTGGTGAAGTCGTCGTCTGCGAGACGTGAACCATCGGCTGGGGGCATGGCCAGCCGCATTGTATGCGCGGGCCATGCGTAGAAGCGGTGAGGCTCGAACTTGCCGCCAGGCGCCCATCCGGCCTTTGGTTCGACCTGAACGGTCATCTGGTCGAAGCGAAAGCTATCCCAGAAGCTCGCCCGGACTAGCTGCTCGAGCGTCGGGCGGTTCACCAACTCGCGCCGGTCCGCGTAGTGGCCGCAGTGGTAGAGGAAATCCGCGACCCGGACCATCTCTTTTGCTTCGGCCTTCGTTGGCTGGTAGCGCGCCGCCTGCCCTCGCTTCCGCACCTGCATTCCGGGCAGGTGCCGGTTGGGCCGCGGAGTGCAGAACTCAGCGACCCCAGCGCACATGGTGTTCCCCACGGCCGCGATTGGCGGGGTCTTCGCCATTCGGCGCAGGGTGTCCCAGGACATCCCGGTCGGGCGCTCAGCATACTCGCCGCCGACACCACGAACCCCGTACATGTCCATCTCGGGGTCAGTGAAGATGCCCGCGAGGCCGACGCCGCCCTTGCCCTTTCCGCCTGTTGCGGGGGTTTCAATCGGAGGCTGCAGACCCGAAAGAGGGCCCTGGGGGGCTCGCGCCCGCACTCCACGGCCGGCCTTCTCCATCTCGGCCGAGGGCATGCCAGAACGGGCATCGTCGAACTCAGCGGAAGGGTCAGCAGGCTGAGGCGGCTGCTGCTGCGTCGCTGCTCTGCCGCGGGACTCAAGGAACGCCTCTGCGCCGCCTTCAAGCGCGCCACCGAGGGCTGTGCGCAGTTCTGTCAGCCAGGACATCGGTCACCTCGCCGTTGGGGTCCCGGCTGTGATACGCCGGCCTTTGTTATCGGGGTTGGCCAGCCATTCGCGGAGCTCGCCGACAGACAACCGCCGCGTGGCGCCAACGTAGCCCCTGCGGTCGAAGACGGCTCGGCGAATATGCGCCACCGGCGCGTCGCCCTTCTTGAGCCCGTCGCCCGCGAAGCTCCCGCCCATCTGGCGGTAGATTGCGGACTTGAGGCGCCAGTAGCGGTCGCCCTCGGTGAGCCCGTACTGCTTCACGACGCGCTTGTGGGCTCGCTGCGCGATATCCTCGTCGAGGAAGACGCGGCCCTTGCTCAGAGCCTCGCAACGCGCCAGGGCGTCACGCGCAGCGTTGATAGCCACCGAAGACGTGCCCTTGGCCAACGGCGGCGTGGGGCCGGGCGGTTTCGGCCTGGCGTCCCAAACGTCCCGCGCCGCCATCACATCTGCCCCATTCTTGAACACCGGGGGCCTCGGAGGCTTTTTGTTCGGGTTCTTTTCTGCCCACTTGACGGCTTTTTTCACCTGGGTCGTATATGGGACTCGTATATAAAACGAGCCGCGGTCGTGCCATGGTTCTGGCCGATAGATGAACCAAGCATGTTCCCCATCAGGCTCAACCGCGATTGACGATGACGCATCCGGGCGATCCGGATCGCCCGGAAATCTCACCTCTCGGCAGCCGGAAGGAAGCGGGCTTCTGCCCGACTCTATCTCCGGTTCCGCTCCCGGAACCTGGCGGGCAAGACGCCGAGGGTTCACATTCGACTCATGGGCGGCAGCAGCCTTTTGATAACGTGCCAGCTTTGCCTTTTCGGCTTCCGTCATGGTGCGGAGTATGTAGCCAGTTTTCATCGATCGTAAGCGACTATAGTCAGGGCCGTTGTATCCAATCGTTGGAACCATAGACGTTGCATGGTCAACGATGACCCTCGGATCGTCCTTGTCCGCGCCAACCATTACGACACTGCCGCTCTCGCCGCCGTAGTCTGATTCCAGGGGGAACACTGCCTGCGAGGAAAATTCCTCGAACTGTGGGCCGCCTCCAGCCTCGGCGATGCGCCGCGCCTCGATCGCCTGACGTTCGTCCTTGGCCTTCTTCTCGGCTGCCTTGGCCTTCTTCTCGGCTGCCTTGGCCTTCTTCTCGGCTGCCCGCTCCTCTTCCGCCCTTGCTTCCGCCTTTACGGAAGCAAGGTATTCATCGTGCCCTTTCTTGCTTTTTACCTGGAGCGCCACCACCCGGCGCGTCCAGAAATAACGATCTGCCTCTTCCTTGAGGCGGGCAATTTGCCTAGCTGAGCCATGCTGCTGCGCAGCGTAGAAATTGCGGGTTGTCCGGCCCTCGTGCTGGTCTCGAATCTTCGCGTGCTCTCGATGGAGCATCCTGTGCAACGCGATCTTGGTGACGGTCTGCTCGTGCCCCGTTTCATCATGGCGGATGCGCAAGGCGTCACCATCCGCACTAAGCACATGGAAATGCCCTGCGCGGCCTTCGTGGGTCAGGCGAAACGCTGCGCCCTCCACGAACTCGTCGTGGTGCCCCAGGCCACGGCCTCCAGTCACGTCGTAGAAATAGCGATACCGAGGCCGTGCCTTTCCGGTCGGAACACGCCGGACGTACTTGTGCCCGGCACCTTTGAGCAGTTCGCCCTCTTGACGTGCGTATAGCGAGGCCCCAAGCCACTCTGGCAATTCCGTGCATAGCGCACGGCCCTTCTCCAGCGCCTCGCGAGCCTCGCCCAGGAGCGCCGCAACGTCGCTCTTGCCAAGAGCTTCCACCTCGTCTTGGTTCTGCTTCCAATTGGCAGTCCCGGTCCACCACGCGCGCTCGGACGGATCCCACTTGAAGCCCATGCCGCGCAGGGCGTCCTTGTGCTCGTAGGTGTTGCCCTGGACGTAGACGCGCCGCCCTGCCTTCTCGCCACGCAGGCCACGCCGCACGGGGGCAGGCGCGGGAGTCGCGGGGCTTGACGCGCGAGCCTTCTCCTGGGCTTCGCGCGTCAGGCCACGCCGCACGGGGGCAGGCGCGGGAGTCGCGGGGCTTGACGCGCGAGCCTTCTCCTGGGCTTCGCGCGCCGCCTTGTTGCGGGCAATGCGCTGCTCTCGCCGTTCTGCCTTGCCCCTGTTCCTGGCGACCCGTTGCTCCAGTTGCGCCGCCTTGGCCTTGTCGCTCAAGTCGAAGCCCATGGCAACGGCCGCAGCGTGCGGGTCGGGCATCGTCCACTGCCTGCTCGCGGAGTTCCATCGGCCGCCGGCCTGCCGGATGTCGTCCTTGTGCTCGTAGGTGTTGCCGATGAGTACGACCTCATCGGTAGGCCCAACAAGAGCCCGCGCCCCTAGTCCGCGGTTGTTCTCGCGCGAGAGTGCCTGCGCCAAGCTGTCGGTTGTTGCGGATGTGTCTTCGAGCAGGGCTGCTGCGCTAGGCTTCGGCGGCGCCGATGGCCCAGGGGATGTCGAGCCTTTCGCCCTCAACGCCGCCACGGCAGCCGCGCGCCCCCGCTCCCATTGCTCGGCTTGCTTCCTCTTCGCCTCGGCAGGGCCCTTCCTCTTGTCGGCCTCCGAGACCTTGAACGTCGGGCGCTCGGGCTGCTTGTGCCCTGCGTCTATCCACTCGACGACTTCTTTGACCTTGCCTGTGAACGGAACCCGCGTGGCGACGTAGCTACCTGAATTTCCAGCGCCGCTGCTAGCGCCGACGTAACGCATGAGCCATGCGTGTTTTTCGCCAGGCTCGACCCGTATCATATTTGGCGGGCTATGCGCGCCACCCCCTCGGATTATTATGTCTCTGCAACCGGACGGAATCTCGGCCTTCTCTGGCCTCTCGGCTCCGGTGATTTTGTGCGAACCCCACACAACCTCTTTCGCGGCCTTCGCAGTCGAGGCGTGGGCTTTCGTTGCGGCGGCGTATCGGTCCCACTCCGCCCGCTCGGGCTCGGTCAGCGGGCGGACCGTGTAGGTGATCTTCCACCCGCTGTCGTCGTCGATGCCGAAGGATAGGCCGTCCTCACGAATGTACTGCGCATGGCGCGCCACGACGACTCGCGGCGTCTTGTCATTTTTGAACAGCGCCACATCGCCAACAGAGGCGCCCTCATACTTCGTTTGGAAGGCACGCCAAGGCGAGACCTGCTCATACAGGACGACGCCGGCCTTTCGTCGCTCGGTCTCCTCTGCCTTAGCCTTCTCCTCCGCCGCGTCGAGCTTCTTTTCGTACTCTTGTGCCCAACGATCCGCCGCCGCCGCCGCCCTACCGCCTTCTCCGATACTCGCTGCGTCGCGTGTCCAGTGATACCGCTTTGCCTCGTCCTCAAGCCGCCTGACCTGCTTCTCAGTGCCGTGCTTAATGGCCGCGCGCACGTCGCGAGCGAGGCGGGCCCCATGCTGCTTCATGGCCTGGCCGTGTTGGTGCCGCAGCATGGTATCGAGCCCGCCTGGGGACACGGTGGTCTCGTGCCCGGTCTCGTCATGCCGGACGCGCAAGCTCATGTCCGGCCGCACCTCCAGCACATGGAAGTGCCCCTCTTGGCCGTCCTGATCGAGCCGGAAGGACGCCCCGACCTTGAACTCGGAGTGATGCCCGACGCCCTTTCCTCCGCTCACGCTGTAGAAGTAGCGGTACTTGGGCTTCGCCTTCCCTGTTGGCACGCGCCGGATGTACTTGTGCCCAGCGCCCTTCTCCAGCAGGGCCTCCTGGCGATCCCACAGGGCCTTGCCCAGCGCCTCGGGTAGCTCGACCTCCACCATGTCGCCAGGCGCTGCGTGAAGTCCTGCGCGCCCTCTGGCCTCTTCGATTCGCTCGGCTGCGGTCATGCTGCACCTCTAGTTCTGCGGGCCTTCGCAA